CGTGATCGTCACCGTATTGGCGGCGACCGCGCAGCTCGCATGGCGCACCGCGGCGCCGTCGATCGCCTCGCTCACGACGCACCTCCGCCGGCCTGCGCCAGGTCGATGGTGATGGGCTCCCAGCGGGCGCGATGGTCCTTGCGCCGGTAGAAGCGCACGTATTCCTTGGAGCCGACGACGCGCACCGCGTCGGCGATCGCCTGCATGGCGGCCTTCCATTGCGCGTCGACGATGTCGAGGCGGCGCAGTTGGAACAGGGCCGAGCGATTGATGCGGCCTTCCTTGTCGACCTGGAAGGCGTGCTCGACCAGCGCGCGCAGATTGGGCGCAGCACCTTCCGCCCATTCCGTGATGCAGGCGTCGACGAGGGTCTTGGCGACCTGCAGCTCGGCCCCGAACGTGATCTGGTCCTGGGCCTGCACCACGACCTTGAGGCAGTTGTCGTAAGATGTGAGCGTGATGTTGCCCTTGGCGCCGCCGCGGTGGTCGCCGTACTGCTCGGCGAGGAGTTCGACGAAGCTCGTCACGTCGTCGAAGGTGTGGCCGCGGAAGCGGGCGATCTGCGCGGAGAGGTCGATCGCGAAAGCGATGATCTTGCGCACCGTCTGGTCCTCAAGGGCGTGCTGGGCCTTGACGGTCGCGAGCGGCACCAGCCGGCTGGCGCCGTCGCGCATGTAGCGCCCGCCGCCGACCTCGATGACGCCGTCGTCGGGCGGCAGCGGCACAGCGTCGGGATCGGCGGCGACGGCGGCGGTGATGTCAGCGTCCGTGAGGGCGTCGACCTTGGACCAGTCGGTGGTGCCGTGACGCGGCGCGTCGCGCGACACCACAGTGGTGGTGGGTTGGTTCATGTGTCGTCTCCTTTGATGCGGGGCTGAGGTTCAGGCTGGATGTAGCCGAGCGCCGTAAGGGCGCCCGTGAGGCCATCGATAACGGGGCGGTGGCGGACAATGAGGAAGTCGGGATTGTCACGTGTCGGTTGGAGGCGGCCGAGCAACTCGGCGGTGCCGGCCGCGATGGCGTCGAGATCGCGGATGCGTTCCGCCATGGCCACGATGGCGGCGAGCGAGGCCGACATGGAGCCGTGGCGCGGGCGGGTCAGGATGGTGTCGACGACGGCGAGGACGTCGACGGCGGCGACATGGTCGGCGAGGGTGGCGGCGGTGGCCTCGTTCATGCGAGGTCTCCACCCTGCAGCGGCACGTGGCGCGGGATCGCCGGCAGCCGGACGACGCCCGGGTCGGCGAACACTGCCTTGGTCAGAAGCGTCGCCTGCAGGACCGTGGCGCGCTCCAGCGCGTCGGCCTTGTCGATGGTGTCGCCCAGAAGCCTGGAGAGGGCGTCGGCGGCACGCTCGAACTGTGCGCCGGCATCGGGCGCCGCCCGCATGGAGTCGATCCACACCCGCAGCGAGATGAGGTCGTGACTGACAGGCATGTTGTGTTTCCTTTCAGGCTCGCTGGTTCCAGTGCGCCAGCGCTTCGCGGCGGGTCTCGCCGGTAACGCAGGGGCTGACCTCGCAGGTCGCGCCGGGCGGGGAACGAAGGAGGCCGGCGCGGTTGCTACAAGCGATCATTCGCTTGGTCGGGCGACCACCGTGCCAATACTCGATGGTGGCAGGGGCACCACAGAACGGGCACGGAAGCGCGGCCGGCTCGATCTCGGGCTCTTTGGTCAATTTTCGGATCGCCTGGTTCATCCATCCCTCCTCAGGCGACCGCGCGCAGATCTTCGCCGCCACGGTTGAGCCAGGCGGCGCGCACGTGGTCGATGCCGATGGGCTGATTGGCGCCGGCGGCGATCATGTGGGCCAGCGTCAGCGTCTTGGAGATCTGGCGCAGCGCGCCGGGCTTCCTGCCGAGCGCGCGCGCGAAGGCCACCACGTCCTTGTCGTCGATGGCCCAGGCTTCAACCAGGGCGTCGATATCGGCCTGCAGGGGCTGCAGGCGCTTCAATCGCTTGCCCATGCGGCTGTGGAGTTGGGCGTAAGCTGGCTTCGGCGCCGAACCGCCCCAGCGGCCGTACAGTTCCTCGTTGCCGAGGAGCGCGATGCCGCAGCCGTATTCGTCCAGGTAGAAGCGCAGCTGGTTGACCGAGTCGTCTTCGAGGTTTTGCGCCTCGTCGACGATCAGCAGGGTCTGCTTGCCGTTGCGCTTGAGCCGCTCGCCGATGGCGCGGTCGATGCGGGCGGTGTTGTATTCAAACGGGATGTTGAGGGCGAGCGAGAGCTCGACGAGCATGCCGTAGATACGCTTGGTCGTGGGCCGCATGGTGGCGAGATAGGCGTGCGGGCGCGTGTCGCAGAAGTGCTGCGCCGTCATCGTCTTGCCCATGCCGGCGCCCAGGGTGATGACGCACATTTCCGGCAGCGCCTGGGCGTAGATCAGCGTGTCGATGACCTCGCTCGCGGTCCGGGTCATCACGAAGCCGGGTTCGCGCACGTCGCGGGCGACGCGCACGCGTTCCTCGGCCGCATCGATCCACTTCTTCACCCGCACGGTGACGGCGGCGATGTTGCCGGTGTACTTGCCCTCGTACCAGGGGCTGAACGTGCCCATGGGGATGTCGGCGCGGCGGGCAACTTCGGATTTGGTGAGGCCTTGCGCGACCGCGAGCTTGCGCACCTGGTCGGTCGCGTTCTCCCAGTCCGCCATGTCGTGGACTCTGAGATTAGCCGGCCGCTCCTGCGGCGGACGCCAACCGGGCTCGGCAGGCTGGGCTTGAATCGTTTCGGCAGTCGCGTTCATGGCAAGTAGGCTCCCCGTTGATCGGTTGCAGTGCGGCGCCGCGCGTACGCGGCGCGGTCGTTATTCGCGGGCGAACGGAATGACACCGCTGTCCAGAAGGCGTGCCGCGCGTCCGAAAGCGTCGGAGGCTTCCTCGCTCCACTCGGCCTGCGGCACCGGCCGGGCCGCGTTGGCGACCAGCTTGATGACGCGCGGTGAGGCCGGCGGTGTCGGCGGCTCGGGTTTGGGCAACAGGCGGGCGATCTCGTCGACCGACATGGCGACCTGGAGGTCGCGCATCTCGCGCAGGGCCTTGAGGTAGGCGTTGCGGCGGCGCGTATGGGCGCGGGCGGCGTCCATGTCGTTGAAGCCGGTCGCCTCGACGCATTCGGCCTGGCCGACATAGCGGCCGTCGAGCGTGTAGATCGCGACCGGCGCGATGAGGTCCTGCGGGTCGAAGCGGACCACCACCTTCTTGCCGATCTGGTCGACCAGCGCCTCGGTCCAGTAGCGGTTGTCGCCCAGATGCACGCTGCCGTCGGGTTTGCGCGCGGTGACGGCCTCGGCGGCCATCAGCAGGTCGTGCAGCTGGACCGGCGAGGCCTTCTTGACGATCGTCGAGGGGTGTTCGTAGCTCGCTCGGAAAGTCTCGGCGAAGCTCCTCCCCTTGGCGGTGAGCGTGCGCCGGCCGGGCCGTGCGTTATGGCGGGCGATCTCCTGGGCGACGAGGGCTTCGAACTCCTCGAACGGGATCGCCTTGGAGCCGTAATTGTCCGGCTTGGCCTCGGGCTTGTTGCCCGTATAGGCGCCGGCGCACGCCGGGTGCTTAGCGATGTCCTCGCACAGGTCACGGAAGGCGCGCTCGATCGGCTTCGCTTGGCCGTGATAGGGCGTCGCCCAGTGCACCTGGATGCCGAGGGCGGTGAGGATGCCTTGCGGCTCGTCCTCGCGCACCTTGAAGCGGTAGCGCGTCTTCATGCGCCCGCTGATCCACTTGCTGGCGAAGGCGCGACCGTTGTCGAGCCAGGCGTGCTCGGGAATTCCAAAACTCTCGATGGCGTCGCGGAAGGCGAGCCGCACCGCGCTCCAATTTTCCGAGCGGTCGAGACGCCAGCCGACGACCAGGCCCGAATAGAGGTCCTGGATTGCGACCAGGATCACACGCCCCACCTCGCCGTCCGGCCATTTGATGAAGACGTCGAACTTGTGGCCGTCGGCGTTGATCGCCTCCATGGCCCGGAACACGGACCGGTCGCGCGTCTGGTGCGGATAGGTGCGCGCGGCCGCCTCGGCGCCGCGGCGCATCAAGGTACGCACGGCGCGCGGGAATTCCTTTTCGAGGCGGCGTCGAAGCGTCTTCGAGGACGGCAGCGGCCCCCATTCGTTGACGGCGGCGGCATCGCGCATGCGCCGGTCGCACGCCTCGAAAGACGGGCATTCGGGCCGAAGATAATCGGCGGTGATGAAGTCAAAGGCGCGTGGATCGCACGGCGCCGTCACGGTGCGGCCAGCGTGGCGCGGCGCCAGAGCGGCGAGGCGGTCGCTCGTGTGCACGTCGCCGGCGAGGCGCAGCCAGCCCCACACCGTCGAGGTTGCGACATCCGCTTCCTTGGCGACCAGCGCAACGGCGACCTGGCGCGTCATGCCGCGCGAGAGGAGATCGACACGGTCGACCACCGCGAGGCGCTCGCGCGCTTCCTTCTTGGCCTTGTCGGGCAGCTTGGCGAAGCGGTCCCACAGCGCGTTGGCGCGCGGCTCGGCCGCGTCGTCCGGCATCGGCAGCTCGCGGGCGATCAGGCGCGCCTGCACGTCGGCGGGAAAGAGCGAAAGGTGATACTCGTAGCCGCCGCCCTGGCCGTCGCGACGGCGGGCGCGGTTGGGATTGCTGCGCCAGCCTTCGCGTTCGACCTTGCGGCCCAAGGCACGCGCATCTGTGGGCAATGAAGGTGAATTGACAGCAAGAGCTTCGGCCAGGGTGAACCACTCGCGCATCAGCGGCTCCCCCGACGGACCACGGCCACCGGCCGGTCGCGCAATTCGCGCCGCAGCGCCCGCGTCTGCTCTTCGATGCGCTGGCGCTCCTGTTCGAGATGGCCGAGCTGGGCGAGATGCGCCTCGCGGCCCTCCATGACGATCAGGCCCTCGTCCTCGACCAGCTCGTCCCAGAGCCAAGTGGCGCCGGTCACCCGCACGAAGGCGATGAAACGCACCAGGCTTATGTCGTGCTCGGGCTTGGACGGCGCCGTGTAGGCATAGAGCGCGTCGGCGGTGATCTCGCGGCCGGTCAGTTCGGACATGGCCAACGCGATTTCGAGTGCGCTTTTGGGGCACTCTTTCAGCGCCCGACCGAGCGCGGTCTTGATCTTGAGCGAGAGGTCGATGGTGCGCGGCCGGGCAACGCGCTCGCGCACGGGGAACAGCGTTCCGACCGGCGCAGCCGCGCTTGCATAGGCGAACAGATCGCCCTGGCCCGCATTGCTTTTCGACTTCTTCGCCACGTCAGTCCCCCCGTCCGGCGTGAGACGCGCCGGACGCCCGTTCAACTTTCTTGCTCGATGTGCTTCTTGAAGCGCCGCCGCGCCTTGGCGCCCGCCCGCGTCCACGCCGACACCAGCGCCCGGAAGGCCGCCTCTTCGGGGTCGATCGCGGTCTTGAGACCGGCCGCCGACAGGGCGGCCGACAATGATGGCGCCTCGCCGGAGCCGATCAGCTTCGCGACCCTCCGGCGCTGGGCCGGATCGAGGCGCGCCAGGGCGAAAAGCTGCGCCTGGTTGTCGGCGAGCGGCGTGCCGCGCAAGACCGCGATCAGTTCGCCGAGATCGTCGGCGAGCTGGCAGGCGCGCCGGACCGTCCGTTCGGACAGGCCACACCTCTCGGCGACGTCGGCGGTGAACCGCTGCGTAAATGTGGCCAACTTGGCCACCTTGTTTTTCCCTTTTGGCGCAGCACCTTGGCGTGTCTCCGGGTGCAGCTTTTCCCAGACCCGCTTGCGCTCGGCGAGGAAGATCGCGCGGTCGATCGCGGAGAGCTCATTGCGGCCGAGGTTCTCGTCGATCTCGGCCAGACGTGCTTCGGGTTCGCTGCGATCCTTTTCGACGGCGCGGATGGTCACCCAGCCGAGTTGCTTCGCGGCTTCGAGGCGATGCAGGCCGAAGGTGAGCTTGAAGCCGTCGCCGCGCGGCCGCACCTCGATCGCCTGCAACTGCCCGTCATCCTCGAACATCACCGCCTGGGCGGCGACGCGCGCCGGATCGGCGGGGCGCAGGCGCCCGGAGGCGTCGATCTTGTCGATGGGGCAGTCGAACTCGGTCATTCTGGCATTCCGGCTTTCGGGATTTCGGGCTCGCCGACGTCGAAGTCGGGCGGAAAATCGGGCAACTGGCCGCGCGTGCCCTCCACCATGGCGTCGTGGTGCACACGCGCGGCGCCCGGTGGCGTCTCGCCGGCGGCTTCCATCATCAGGAGCCGTAAGGTCTCGCGGGCGGCGCGTAACGCCAGCACGTGGCAGCGCTTGAGGGCGCGTTCAGGATCGGTAATTCGGCCGGCGCGCTCCAGTTGGCCAAGCTGATGACGCGCGCCCACATGGGCGAGCGCGACGGCTTCGACCTGGCGCCGGAGCGGGACGCGCTTCATGAGGCGCCCCTGATCAGATGTGCCGGGTGGGCTGTGCGGGAGCCCGCCCGGCGCCGCAGGCGCAGAGCTTGGAGGGCGTCATGCGCATGCGAGAAGCGCCTCATGAGGCGCTCCGGATGACTTCGAGAATCAGGGCCGAGAGGGTCAGCCAGGCGCAGACAAGGCCGGCGACGACGATCAGGCCGACGGTGAAACGAGCCGGGGACGAGGCTGCTGATGAACCGCTGGAGGCAGAGGGCGCGATGGCCCCGCAGGTGGGGCAGCGCCTGACTGATGCGGTGACGCCTCGTGCGGGGAACCCGCTATTCAGACCCTTCAGCGCCCAGCGGTAGAACGAGCTTTTCCCAACAGGCCGCAGGCCAAGCGCCTCAAGCCGCTCGTTCAGGCCTGCCATGATTGCCTTCTGGGTGAGCCGACGCGCCTCAAGCTCGGTTATTGCCCACGCAACGGCTTCGTCGGCATGGGGCGGCAACTGCTCGATCAAGCTGAGTTGACCGCGCATTGCCGCTGCGTCCGGCTGTCTAAGCTGCGCGACGCTTTGGACTGGCCCGCTGGAAAGTGGATCGCGTAGGATTTCACGCATCATGCGGCCTCGTCCTGCGAGAAGAACCAGCGATCGTCCCACTTCAGCCGTCGACGCTTTGCCTCCTCTCGAATTCGGGCGAGATGGTGCAGGGACGGCTGATGGATGCCTTGCTCCCAGCGCGAGACGGTCGCCTGCTTGACCCCCGCGATGGCGGCCAACTCTGCTTGTGTGATCCGAAGGACGGCAATGCGAATGCGTCGAATCTGGCTCATGCGGCAATCATAAACGTTTATGTATGAATTGCGCAACACGAGAAACACACACGCATTAGACCGCGTTCATACTTATGCGTATATGTGCGCCATGGAGATGAGCTGGCTTGTAAAGACGATCCTCGACATCCGCGGGTGGAGCCAGAGTGATCTGGCCCAGCGTCTCGGTACGACGCAGGTCACAGTTTCCAGGTGGTTGGCGGGCATGGAGCCGCGGGGGCCAAAACGGGATCAAATCCGCGAATTGGCGGAGGAAATGGGCCTTCTCGATCAGCGCACAATGTCTGAAAAACGCAGTGTGCGCGTCATGGGACGGATCGGCGCCGGTGCTCATATCGAGCCGGATTACGAACAGGTGCCTCCTGAAGGCCTCTATCAGGTCGAATTACCATTTCAGGTCAGCGACGACATGATTGGTTTCCAGGTTGCGGGCTCCTCTCAGCTACCATTTTACCGCGACGGCGATGTTGTCGTTGTGTATGCCGAGCCCCGCCGCCAGATCGACAGCCTCATCGGTGAAGAAGCGGCGGTATGCACAGCCGAAGGCAAGCGCTACATCAAGCGCATCGTGCCGGGCTCGAAACGCCATTTTTATACGCTCGTGAGCAGCAACGGCGATCCGATTATCGACGTCCGCCTCCGGTGGGCGAGCGAGATCGTCGCCCATGTGCGTGGACGCCAAACGCGTAAACTCAACGAAGATTCGAGCGGTGAAACGCCCGAAGAGTGACCTGAATTTCGGAAATGGGGAGATCGATGCGGACGCTGTTGGTTGTGCTGGTCCTCTCCGCTAGTGTCTGGATTGGCCCGGCGCGGGCGGGCGGTGATGCCTCGGCCTGGTACGTCGAGTTGAAGCGCGCTGCCAAATACGCGCGGATTGCGGCGACTGTGCCCGATTCTTGGGACCGCCTTGAAGTCGAGGATCGAGCCGCTCGGCGCCAGCTCGAACTAGCGAATAGCCTTCCAATTCGCCCTGAAGCTCGGATTGTCTGCAAAGCCGCCGCACAGGCCGTGGTCGACTTCATTCATGTCGCCCGTACCGCGTCGGGTGGGAGGTCGAACATCGAATCTGGTGTCCAGGCATGGGACACGACGGGCAAACAATGCCTGGATATGATCCACGACCAGCAAGCCTTGTCATCCATATCCGAGAGCGCTGCCGCCGGCGACCAAGGCTTGTTGGCGCGCGACATCAGACGGTCCGAGAAGCTTGTGGTGGCTGCGCTGAGGTCAGGGAATCGAGTGGACTTGGCGCGCCAGCGTCTATGGCTATTCACCCTCGCCTTTGAACTGCCGAAGCTCCCCGGGATCAAGGAGGCGGCTCGCCTGCCTTGCGGAAAGGCGGCGAGTGCCTTGGCCGACCTGACAAACAGCCTTGATCTAGCGGCTTCCCGCCTTGAGGCTGCCCAGAAGGAATATCCGAAGCAGATTGTCGTGTGCGAGAAAGTCGTGGCGCGGCGCTAGGTTTCCTCCCTTCCCAGATTGCCCAACTTCCTGGCATTGAGTGGCGGCTTACGCAGGACCCTAACTGTCTGTATTTCCGAATATATTCGCTGTTTTCTGCGGCCGTTTCCGAAGTTGGGCGCAGAGCCCAACTTCGAGATGCTTTGCCTGCGCCCAGCAACGGTTCACGCGATCTGCCGCATCGATCCAGGCGGGCGAGTTTTTCCGGCATTGACAGGCGTTTGAGGCCGCCCTGGGCGCGCTTTGAACGATCTTCGAAGGGGTGGCACGGCCCTGGCGTCGACTTCAGAGTCAAGTGTCCGGCGGCCACGGCGCCTCCAGGATCATGTGTCTAAACGCCCGCCCAGTTTAGACCGTCCAAACTTCCAGAAGTTGGCCTCTGGCGCGCACTTCCCAGCGAATTTAAGCGCATTCCAGCGAATCCCGCCTTCTACAGATTCAAGTGTCCCCTAACACTGCGGTCGGGTCTTGCACATCCGGCCCCGGGGGCTTCGGGAACCCTCGCGGCGGCACTACGACCGCCGTGCGAGGAGCTCGCCAGGTGGAATCCGTGACCGCGTACCCTGAAAAGGGGACGGTCCCCTGAAAAGGGGCAGTCCCCTGAAAAGGGGGCAAGGGGAGGGTTCACCGGAGCAGGGCCCGAAGTCTTAAAAACGCCGGTGCGGAGCGCCGCAAGGCGCGGGTGTCCCGAAAGGGCGCCCCCTCTATCCGCCGACTACGGCAGCGCCCAAAGCGGCGCTCCGCTCCCCTCGGTTGTCCGAGGGGGAGGGAAGGAAACCGGACGACAGGCGCCGCCCGCGCCTTGGACAAAAAACAGGGCCGGCGAAGCTTTGCTTTTTGACAAT